CTCAGCGGGGAATCTTCTTTTTGGGAATACTATTTATTAATGTATAAAGCCTAAAGGCGATTATTAACAAGGAGAAAATAAATCATGGCTAAGAATGGTTTTTCAATGTCAAACAGAGTTGCTGTAGAGCAGATCACAGCAGACAAGACTTTAACAGTAAATGACTGTGGTAAAACTTTTATTGTTGACTCAGTAACACAGGGATCCGCAGTAGATATTGTATTGCCCAACAGAGGAAAGGCAGAGGATGGTTGGAACGCAACCTTTATCATGGAAAGTGGCTCTGGCACAGGTCCCGCGTCCCAAAACGTAGTTTGGACTGGTTCTATTGGTGACTCAAAGACTGCGCCATTTGTGGTTTTAGGTCAAAACTTAATCAAAGACGGCACAAATGGCGTTTCAGATAACGCAGCAACAGTAACCATTCCCGGTTCGGTTTTACGGAACGGCGACGTTGTAAAGGTTACTATGGCTAGCGGCGCTTTAACTGGTAACCTTTGGTATGTTGAAGCAATCACAAGTGGTTCATTAACAACAACTTAATATTAGAGGAAAGGCATGTTAGAAGATAATAAAAAAACAACAGTTAAAAAAGTTAAAAAAGTTAAAAAAATTACACCATCAGCACCTAAAGTTGCTAAAAAAGCTGTTACTAAAAAGCCCTCAAAAGAGGATTTAAAAAAAGAGTGGACCAAAGCCCATAATTCATTAAAAGAAGCTAAAAGGTGTGGCGATAAAAGTGAAATTAAAAAGTGGAATGAATTGTTGAGAAATTTATCTGACGAATTAAGCAAACTCTAATCCTAATAGCCAAAGCTTTATACAAGACCTCTCAGTGAAAACTGGGAGGTCTTCTTCTATTAGACTATTTAATAATGTAGGAGAACAACTTAAATGGCTAAACCAACTCTAACACCGGCTAGTTCAACACCGACAAATATTTTGCCTTCTGCTTCGTTAGCAAGCTCAGCATTTACATTTAGTTATCCATTTGGTATATACGGCTCAGGTGGACCACTAGAATCACAATACTTTGCTTCAGGTGCATCAGATCAAGTAGCATTTACTTATAAGAGATTGGGCGGCGATGTCTTAGATATCGAGCTAACTGAAGGAAATGTGTTTGCTGCCTACGAAGAAGCTGTTTTAGAGTATTCCTACATCATTAACCTACATCAAGCTAAAAATGCCTTGTCGAACGTCCTAGGCTCCGCAACAGCTAGTTTTGACCACAACGGTAATCCTATTGCTGGTGATGCTCAAAATTTGCAAGCTGAGTTAAAATATCCCAAGTTTAAACTAACTTATCCGGTAAGAGTTGCTAGAGGGCTGGCAAAATACGCTGGTACTAATGGTGATGTTCGCTATTATTCAGCCAGTTTTGTACCAACTAGCTCACAACAAGATTATGATTTACAAGAAATTATTTCATCAAGTTTCCCAAACGTTATTACGGATAATCAAAGAGCTACAATTACTAACGTTTGGTATAAAACGCCATTTACAATGTGGAGGTTTTTTGCTTATTACGGCGCCCTTAATGTTATTGGAAACTTATCAACTTATGGACAATACTCAGATGATACAACATTTGAAGTAGTTCCAACTTGGCAAAACAAAGCTCAGGCAATGGCTTATGAGGACTCAATTTACACAAGAGTGGCTCACTTTTCGTTTGAGTTGATAGATAATAGACTTAGACTCTTTCCAAGACCAGAAGCGGGGGCTATGCCTGATAAGTTTTGGTTTAGATTTTATGTAGACGGTGGAGCTTACGACGAAGATTCAACTCGTAAAGAAGGGATGGAGGGCGTCAATAACATGAACACCTTACCATTTAATAATATTTCCTATGTTAGCATTAACTCTATTGGTAAACAGTGGATTCGTCGTTATGCCCTTGCCTTAGCCAAAGAGATGCTAGGACAAATCAGAGGCAAATTTGGAGGCTCTGTGCCAATCCCCGGCGACAATGTAAGTTTAAACTCAGGAGATCTATTAAGTCAAGCCGCATCGGAAAAAGAAGCTCTAAAAACAGAACTTAACACAATCTTAGATCAGCTTACTTATGTTGAGTTATCTAAGAAAGACGCAGAGTTGGTTAAGACAAACGACGAAATATTTGCAAAGGTTCCAATGCCTATTTTTCAAGGATAAATAAATGCCAGATCCAAAAGACAAATGGTCACAACCAGCAGCCCCACCCGGTCCAGTCTTCTTTAATAAGAAGGAAAGAGACTTCGTTAAGCAAGTAACTGACGAAGTTACAGATCGAGTTGTAGCCCAGCCGGTTGCTTATTATCCTCTAAGCATAGAACACTCAAACTATCACCCACTTTATGGTGAGGCAATTGAGAAGACATTTTTACCACCTATTAGAGTCTATGCTCTTGTAACTTTTGAAGGAATTCAAACTGAGACTTCAGACTTTGGTGTGGATAAAAGAGCAACTATTAATGTAAAGTTCCACAAAAGAAGACTGGGTGAAGATCAAAATGTTTTTGTAAGAGAAGGTGATTTTGTTCTTTACGGTGACATCTTCTATGAGATCACAGAGTTAAATGAACCAAAGCAATTATTCGGACAGATTGATTTCCGTTACGAGATCGAAGCTAAATGCGTAAGAGCAAGGAAGGGTAAGTTCAATGCCGAATAAATCTACAAAACAAAAAACACTTAGCCCATCAACTTTAGAGACGGTTGATTTTGCTCTTTACAACTGGCTAAATGAAAAGCTAGACATCTACACAGACTCTAACGAAGGTCGTAGAAAGGTTCCAATCATTTGGATCACCGCAGAGAGAGCTTTCCAAGTTAAAAATGATAAAGAATTAAGAGAAATTGATTCACAATCTATTATCTACCCGGCTATGGTTGTAGAAAGAAATTCAGTTTCTAAAACCACTGCTGATCAGAGGGTTATCCCAGGCAACATTTTTCCACAGATGGATAGAAAACGTGGAGCATTCCCTCTTTACAGAAGAGTGGTAAAAGATAAGACGCAAAACTTTCAAAACGCAGCAGCTAAAAGATTCACAAATCAAACACAAAACACGTTTAAACTACCTTTTGAATCAAATGAAGTTGTTTATGAAACACTCTACACTGGCTATCCAGTATTTTTAACATGAACTACACAATTAAGATTAGAACAATCTACATTCAACAATTAAATGAAATCTTATTACCCTTCCAAAGATTCACAGGTGGTATTAATCAGTTCTTAGTAAAACATGAAAACCATAAATACGAAGCTTTTATTGAAGATGATTACTCAATTAGCAGCAATGCTTCTAATCTAGGCGGTGAAGAAAAGAAATTTGATGCCGAGATCAAAATAAAGGTTTTAGGTTATGTTACTGCCGATGGAATAAATCAAGATACTCCTTACGTTGTAAGTCGTGAATCACCAGCTAAGATTAGATTCACTAGAGAACGTAGTATGCTGAGTGAGAAAAACCCTAACAACGATGATGGATTCTTTAGACAATAAGCATTTTGGCTTTTGAAAAACTATTTACATTAGACTATTGTCCGAGGAGTTTTAACACATGGCAGTTTCAGCAAAAAACTTTAGATTCATTTCACCCGGTATCCGAATTGAGGAAATCGACCGTTCACAGATCCCAGCAGATGAGCCAGCAATTGGCGCATGTGTAATTGGTAGAGCAGCAAGAGGTCCAGCTTTTACCCCAGTAGAGGTAAGAAGCTTTTCAGATTTTGTAGCCACCTTTGGCGAGCCAGTAGCCGGTGGTAACGGTGGTGATGTTTGGAGAGAAGGCAACTACACTTCTCCAATGTATGCTACCTACGCAGCCCAGTCATGGTTAAGAAACGGCGAAGCCCTAACTTTCGTTAGAACATTGGGTGTTGAGTCGGATAACAAACTTACTGGCGGCGAAGCTGGTTGGAAAGTTGGAACTGCTGATTTTGAGGATGCTTACAACTCATCTAACAACACTGGTGGTGCATATGCCCTTGTTGTTGCAACAAGCGCTAGTCTTTCTCAAGCAACTGGCTTTACAGGCTCAATTGCAGCAATTTGGTATCTTGAGCAAGGATCAATGAAATTAGCTGGTACTTCTCTTGATAAATCAGTCGTCGGTGTATCTACTACTGGCTCGTCAGCTTTGTTAGTAACAGATGGAACAAGCTTTAAAGTAGAGTTTGAAACAGGGCAGTATCTTCCAAGTGGAACATTTGAATTTAACTTTACAAAAGGAAGTTCAAATTATGTAAGAAATGTCTTTAATACAGACCCAACTTTACTTGGTAGGCAAGGCGTCACAAACGGTGAAGTACGCTACTTTTTAGGTGAGACGTTTGAGAACTCAGTACCTGATGCGGGCGGCGGCAAATATATTGCTGCTATTGTCGGACTAGGCACTGGTTCCATGCATCAAGCTAGTCCAGCTATTTCAGACGTTGTATTACACGATGTGCAAAAGGCTGCTCTTGAGTCCACCACATACTCTAAGTCTGGTTGGATTTTAAGCCAAGACACATCAGGCGACACTTCATCGTGGGATAATGTAAATGAAGCAAATAACATTACTGACGGTAGAGTTAAAAAACTATTCCGACTTGTTGGTTTAGATGCTGGCGAGTGGACACAGCAAAATCTAAAAGTGTCTGTTTCTAATATTCGCGCCCCAGTTAATGAAGACGTTAACCCTTACGGAACATTTGATGTTGTTGTTAGACGATTAAGAGACTCAGACGATAACAAGCAGATTGTAGAAAGATTCAGTGGTTGTAACTTAAATCCAAACTCCGATGATTATATCCTCAACAAGATTGGTGATAAGTACAATACATTTGATGAAAGTACTAATCGCGTTATTGAAAAAGGTGAGTACGAAAATAGATCAAAATACATTCGTGTAGAGTTAAACCCAGAATTTGAAGCTGGCGGTATGGAGGGCTTATCACCATTCGGTGTTACAGGTCCAACCAAATTTGTTGATACTGTGTTTGCTCAGTCAACACAGTCTGGCTCTTACGGAGTTGTTGGTGGTTTAGGTGATTACGTTGGTGGGTATGGTGGTTATTCAGGTATAATTCTAAGTGGTACCATAGAGATGAGCGCAGGATTTAGAGTCCAGTTCCCTTCAGCGGCAACTCGCGAATCAACAACCAATCTAGAAGATTTTAGAATGGCTCACTTTGGTGCTCTACCCACACCAGACAAGAGCGATAACTTCAAGGCAGATACCATAGACTTGGTTAGAATTAAACCAGCAAACATTAATAATCAGTACGACGCTGTTACAAATGTTTTAAAATACCAATTCATTACTTTCTTAGACAATGTTGTTATCACTGGATCAGTATTAAACGCAGACCCCACAACATTGCAGGCGTCAGCAAGTGTCCTATTGTATGATGCTGATGCGCGTAAGGGTGGCTACTCGCTATCATCAACTGGTTCATATCCAACAAACTTTAATGCTGGACCATCTGGCGATGCTGGAACTTACAAGGCAGTATTGAATGCTGGAGCAGGTAATTTAACCACTCTATTCTTTGGTGGTACTGATGGATTTGATATTACAAAGTCTGACCCATTGGCTCAAAATGAAATTGCCTCTAGCGGTATCAACGACAGATTCACTAGCTATGAGATGTTTACATACTACAGAGCTATTGAAACTGTTGCAAATCCAGAGCAGGTTTCTTACAATGTGGTTTCAATACCCGGCTTGATTAACGAAAGCTTAATTAATCAATTGGTAGCAAACACAGCAGAAAGAGCAGACGCCCTTGCAGTCTTTGATATTCCATTTGGTTACATCCCAAGACATGAAAGGCTTTACTCTAGCGTTTCAACATTCAATCTAAATGTAGATTCAAATGGTGATTTAACACAAGCAGTTAATGAGGTAAAGGATAGAAAATACAACTCAAGCTACGCAGCAACTTACTACCCATGGGTCAAGATTCGCGACAACATCAACGCTAAAGATGTTTGGGTTCCACCATCTATTGCTGCTCTTGGCGCAATGTCCTACACAGACCGCGTACAAGCCCCATGGTTCGCTCCTGCTGGGTTTAATCGCGGTGGACTATCCTCTGGCGTCTCTGGTCCCGCAGTAGTTTCTACAGCCCTTAAACTATTTAAGGACGACAGAGATGATCTCTACGAGGTTGGTGTTAACCCAATCGCTACATTCCCAAATGAGGGCGTAGTCATCTTTGGTCAGAAGACTCTACAGGTTGAGCGTTCAGCCCTAGATAGAATTAACGTTCGCAGATTAATGATTTTCCTTAAGAGGGGCATTTCAAGAATTGCCAATAGAATTCTATTTGAGCCAAATGTCCCAGACACTTGGAGCAACTTTAAGAATCAGGCAATTCCATTCTTAACTGATGTTAAGACTCGCTTTGGTCTAACCGACTACAAGTTGGTTCTAGATGAAACCACAACAACACCTGACTTGATTGACCAAAACATCTTGTACGCCAAGCTGTTCATCAAGCCAGCAAGAGCAATTGAATACATTGCTCTAGACTTCATCATCACCAACACTGGGGCATCTTTTGATGATTAATTTAAGGACAAACTATTTAGGTTTAGGAGACAAAAAATAAATGGCTACAGCAATTCCAGTTTGGGCAAACCCACTAACAGAACCAAAAAGAAAATATAAGTTTATTCTTAACATCGCAGGCATCCCAGCTTATGTTGTTAAGACTACAGACAGACCAACAGTAACAGTTGGTGAGGCTAAGCATGAGTTTTTGGTTCACGATTTTAAGTTCCCAGGCAGAGTCACTTGGAATGATATTAGCATTAACCTAGTAGATCCAATTGATCCTGATGTCTCTAGTAGATTGCTAGCTCTAGTAAGAAATGCCGGTTATGTTTACCCTGGTGACTTTAGCGCATCCCCTTCAGATCCCAACTACCTAAGAAAGTCAGTTGGTAAAGCTAGCTTTATTGATCAGTTAGGTCAGGTTACAATTGATACACTAAACACTGCTGGTGAAACAATTGAGACTTGGAGACTCAACTCTGTTTGGGTCAAGTCAGTAACTTACAACCAGATGAGCTACAGTGATGAGGGCTTGATCGAGTTAGGCTTAACCATTTCTTACGATTGGGCTGAATTAGAGACTTTTAGTCCAACTGAATAATTTAAAGTCTAACTAATTATATTAGTATGGCTGGAACACTTGGAAATATAGCAAAGTATACCGTCTTTGACGGTCAATCACAATTGTTTAGAAACGATCTAGAGGTTTATGCTCAACAGAAGTTTCGTTTCGTAGCTTTAATTGATAACATTCCAGCTTTTTATATTAGTCGTATTGATCGCCCATCTTACACAGTATCAACCGTAGAACACGTTTTATTAGATCATGTGGTCAGATATCCAGTTAGAGTTAAGTGGGATCAAATTAGTTTTACAATACGAGAGATTTATGATGGTCAAACAGTAGGTTCTGTTGGTGGTAACGTTATGGCTAAGCTATTAGCCCACTCCTACTACTACCCAGACGACGTTAATACATCAAAGAATCTTGGTGTACTATCAGCTATCGCAAATCCTTTAGACACCGCCAGAGACGCTGCTTTTGGTACAAGAAATCTAACAAAAGAGAACCTAACAAGAGCATTAGGTAATCTAAAGATTGTTGCTTTAAAGCCAGATGGAACTACGTTTGAAACGTGGACAATTTATAATGGTATGATTACCTCTGTTAAGTTCAGTGATAATAGTTATTCAGATGAGGGCTTAACAGATATTAATGTTACGGTACAATATGATTGGGCTAAGTTAGAGCTTGGTCAAGGTTTATTTTAAGAGGTTTAAATGAGAAACAATGAGGGAAGAACTCAAATCCCTCCTGAGCTTCTAGAACAGTTTATGAAGCAGCAGGAAGAAAAGTTTGATAATCAGCAGCCAGTACCTGCTCCCCAAACAGTCCCAGCAGCCACAGGCTATCAAGTACCAACTGATTTTGTTGAGCTACCATCGAAGGGAATGTTTTATAGTCCAAATCACCCATGGCATAACAAAGAAAGCGTTGAAGTTCGCTACATGACTACAAAAGAAGAAGATATTTTAAGTTCCGAGGCTTACGCTAAGGCTGGCGTCATGTTCGACAGATTAATTGAAAGCGTAACCGTAGACAGAGTTGATTCAACTACTTTATTACCGGGTGATAGAAACGCCATTTTAATTAATGCTAGAAAGAACTCATACGGCAATGAGTACGAGTTTGTTATAGGTTGTAATACATGCCTCTCAGATGTAGAGTGTTCTATTAGTTTATCTGATCTTGGTTCTGTTGAAATAGATTTAGAGAGAGTTACAGAGAATAACACTGTTTGTGTAACTTTACCATTATCAAATAAAGAAGTTGAGTTCAAGATAATGACTGCTGGCGATCTAAAACAAATTAATAAAGCAGCAGAACAACAAAAGAAGCATGGTATTCAACCAAATGAAACAGTTGAGCTTCACAGAAGAATGATTGTATCTGTGGACGGTAACAACAATCCAAATACAATTAATGGATTTGTACAATCAATGTTGCTTAAAGATTCAAAGTTTTTAAAGAAACAATACAATAGTTTTAGCCCCGATGTTGATTTCACTTTTCAGCAGGAATGTAAAGAATGTGGACATCTCAACAAAGGAGGTGTCCCGATCGGGGCAAACTTTTTTTGGCTTGTCGAGTGAATACTTTAAATCTGTTTATGAACAGATATTCTTAATGGTATTTAAATCAAACTTTAGTTTCACTGAAGCTTATTCTCTTCCAATTAATTTAAGAAACTGGTTTTTTGATAAACTTTTGAAATATCACACTGATGCTAATAAAGTTGATAACTAATCTAATTATAGAGAGGTGAAATACATTGCCAATTACGGAAAAATTGTTAGCTGATGCTTTAGCAGGACGAATTAATTCTAGTGATATTGTTAGTGAAGTTAATAAAGGTTCGTTAAGCCCAGGCGAAGGTAAGCGACTAAAGGAAGCTATCTCTTCTGGTCAAAAGTCTAGAACTGGCGCTAGTAAATCTCTTGGAAGCTTAACCGGCGAAGGTAAAAACTTAGCAAATACATTTATCGCCATGACTGGTGGCGCTACAGATTTTGAAAACGCTTTAAAGGATTTAACCGAAACAACTTTAGAAAATGCTAAAGCTCTTTCTCAAGTTAGCTCACTTTCAGATCTTACAATCACAAGCCTAAAAACTCTTGGAAGTACAGCTAATGTTCTTATGAAAGCTTTTAGCGGTACTGTTACTAGGATTGAAGATTATAGAATAAGTTTAAATCGTAGTGGTGTTGATGGTAGAAAGTTTATTTTAGAACTAAGAAGGCAGCAAGATGCTCTTAGCAACTATAATGTTACTTTCAAAACTCTGAACGCAGCGTTTGAAGATTTCCAAGACAACTTAGCGGGCGTATTATCTAGAGGATACCCACAGCAAAGAGAAGCTTTGCTAAGAATTGCCGCTGTTAATAAAAAATTTAATATTGATATAAGTACTTCAACTAGATTTATTAATCAGCTAGATACTGGTTTACAGCTTACTGCTGCTCAAACAGATGTATTTTCTAGAAGACTACAAAAGTTTGCTTTAGATACAGGACAACCAGTAAAGAAAGTCTTTAATGATTTCACTGCTGCCGCTGGGGACTTCTTTGTAGAGTTAGACCCAGACAAGGCTCTAAGAAAATTTACAGTTTTTCAACAAGTGGCTCGTAGATTAGGTACTGATGTATCAAACTTAACAAGATTAACAGATCAGTTTGAGACCATTGAAGGTGGTATGGAGTTTGGTGGTAAGCTCAACATGCTTCTTTCAAACTTAGGTGGTTCATTTGACGCAGTTCAAGCTACCCTTATGAGCCAGCCTGAAAGAATGCGTTACATTGCTGAACAAGTCGGACAAGTCGGTGATCGAATTCGCGGCATGAGCGATATTGGTCAGAGAGCTATTTTAAGAGAGTTGGCTGGTACATTAAACGTAGATGTGGCAACAATTAGATCTTTAATAAACAGAGATAAATCAGCAGAGATTCAAAAGTTTGTTACAGGGACTACAAGCCTAGCGGCTATGACCACTGAAGATCAAGCTCGTATGGCTAGAGAAATGACAAAAAGATCAGAAAAAGCTCAAATTACTAATGAACAATTAATGGGTAAGTTCACAATTGGTGTTGAAAAACTAGCTCAATCTGTAACCGATATTAAACAATTTGGTTTTCAGGAAGCTCAGCGTAGATTATTGGGTAAATTAGATCAGTTTACTCCTTCAATTGATACCGCCGCAAAAGCAATTGATAATTTTGCTGTAGAAGCAAAAGCTGGTAATATTAATACAACACAGTTGATTGAAACGTTGAAACAATTAATAAATGGACAGACGGTCCAAGCAAACGCCATTATGGCTGCTTTGAAAGGCAGAGGTAATATGACCACCGCAGAAATCGCTGCCTATAAACAAGTAATGGCAACGATGGGTCTCTCTGGAGTCGTTAAATAAGAGGATAATAAATTGCATAATAACGCAGACGCATTAAAAGTTTTAAAGAAAACGCTACAGGAAGATCAAAAGCTTCAATACTCTTCTAATGAAGAAAGAGAGCTTAGATTAAAATATCCTTTTGCTAACGTGTTTATTCAGTTTCCTACAACTGGAGAAAGTCTTACTTTCCCAGCTTACATGAAAAACTTACAAGATAGCTTTAGTCCCAAGTTTAACACTATTGATGTATTTGGTCGTGTAGATCCAATCCCAGTTTATCAGGGAACATCAAGAGCAATATCATTTAGTTTGATGATGCCTGCCTTTAAGGAAGAACACGCTAGAGAAATTTTGTCGGACATTAACACAATAGTAAAGAATTTATATCCAACATATTTGAATACACAAAATGATAAAACAAAAATCATTAACTCTCCACCATTAATCAGAGTTAAATTCGCAAATCTTATTTGTGATTACACAAATCCAGCAAGAGGTTTGCTTGGTTATATTAACGGCTCTATTAATATCACTCACGGTCTGGAATCTAATGGTATCTTTCTAATTGATTCTGGAAATGGAGATGGGGCTGTCTACGTTAAAACTTACGAAGTATCTTTCAACATGAGTGTCTTACACGAAGGAACTCCAGGTTTTAACGAGCGAGGTGAGTTCTTAGATGTGGAGAACGGTCAATACCCTTATACTCTAGATTCATCAGGCTCACCATTTTTTAAGAATCAGTCAGAAGGTGATGCGAACACACAAGCAACAAGTACCTCCGCTTCACGAGCCGCTGGTGATACCGCATCAGGTAATGGGACAGAGCAGAATAAAAATATAGGTAAAATAACAGGAGCTATTAAGTAATGGCTGTTTCTAGATACAACAATTTATTAGAATTTATTAACTCAACTTCTGGTTACCGTAAGTCGTTTAAAGGACGCTATGGAGAGCAGGGTATAAGACAAACTGGCGTCAATCAGTTACTTTATCCAAATCAGCAGGTATATGACTTAATTGAAACTGCTGCTGTGACTTGGAAAGTGGGAGATAGATTTTACAAACTGTCTTCAAAGTATTATAATAACCCTGAGTATTGGTGGGTAATTGCTTGGTTTAATAAAAAGCCAACAGAACAACACGTTGAACTTGGAGAGACAATCTTAGTTCCATTATTTTTAGACGAACTATTAAGTATAATTGGTTTATAATATGTCGGTAGATTTAGGATCATTACAATTATTTTTTCCAATAGTCCCTGGTGGTCTATCACGTCAAACTTTTTTGAATGAAGTTTTAACTCCGCAAGTTCAAAGAGGTTCTACAGATTCATCACGGAGCGCTCTTGCTAGAATTTTATATGACGATTACTTTGAGAAAAGCAATGTCCCTGGATTACCAGACGATGTTTATAAAAAAATAATAAATGGTAGAGCTAATACAAGAAATAGAATTTTTAGTATCCATCCAGACCACCATCAGGATTTCGAAGAAGGTTTTACACCGGGAAAGCCAGCAAACCCAAGATTATTAAAAGAGCATGAAGAGTATTTAAAGTTTATGTCTAATATTGGTTCTGAAGAGCTAGCTGCGATGACCCCTTATGTAAAATTAATTTACAGGTATAGAAAGAAAGAAAACGATCCATGGAGAGAGATAGTTGTCCCTTTCCAATCATTCTCTACTGAAAATGAATATAATCCACACACTAAAGACGAAAAGACTAAAATACTAGGTGGTAAGTTTGCTAGAGGCGATGGAGCAGGCATTAACTCTGTAACCGTCAATAGAAAGTTTCCAGCGTTGGGCAATATTCTCAGCGTAAATGTAGACATTAACTTCTTCTTTCAGAATATTAATGTTTTAACAAGAAAACAGATTATTGATGGACAAGACTTCAGTTTTATTAAAGTGATGGCTTTCTTAGCTCCAAAGTTTGAAGAGTTGGTTTTAGAATATGGATATGGTATTTCAAGGTTTACAGACCCAACCATTATTCCACCAAAAATTCAAACTCAGATTTTATTAAAAGAAAAGAAGAGATTCATTTTAAGATATAAATCACACACATTTAATTTTGAGCAAGATGGTTCTATTAGATTATCAACATCTTATACAACTCAACAAGATCAAGATTTGTTTAACAAAAACTCTGATGTATCAATACCAAAAGGGGATTTTGTAATTGGTAACTTCTCATCTGGCGAATCAACTAAAAAATTATTAAGAGATTATAGAGACCTTGTAAAAAATTCAAATGAAATAGAAAACAAGTTAAGAATTTTAAAAGTTCAATCAGAAAGAAGAAAGCAGGCAGCAAGAGTAACTGGTACAAGTCAAAATAAAAATAACCAAATTAATATTGAATCTAAGAAAAAAGAATTAGAAAATAAACTTAGAGAGCAAAGAAGAACTCTTAATAAGCTAAAAGAGCAGTTAGGTCCACTAGTAAAACAAACCATTGTTGAGACTATCAGAAATAATAAAGAGTTATTTAAAATTAACTTTGAAGCCAGTTCTGAAAAAGAAGGTGAAACTAGAAAATTTAAAATAAAAACAAACATGTTTTTAGAAGAAGGTCAAACAGCAAAAGATTCAACACTATTGGGGACAACTTCTTTTTCAATCTCATCGGCAGAAAAGTTTAAAGACAATATTGTTTTTGAAACAATTAAAGGTAAGACAGGAGATGAGGCATTAAATGTTTTAGATAGAACTATTGGTTCTATCATGAATACTCCTATTGGAGCGGATAGATCTAACAAAGACAAGACTTTTGGTGATATTGGGTTCTTTTCTTTAAGGGCTTTAGTAGCAGCAGCCTACGAGAACTTAGAAAAAGACTTTAAAGATAATCAAGCTCCGTTTATCGGATTCAGTAATATAAGAACAAAAGCCTTTGGAAAGGATTACTCATTAAATTTAGGTGATATATTAATCTCTGTAGATGAATTTCAAAAATGGTATTACAGAAATTACTTATCAAAAAATGTTATTATCTATAGTTTTGGCGACTTCTTAAATGATATTATGACTGACTTAGTACCAAAGATTTGTAATGAAAGTAATAGTTCTTTGTTCGGTAGAAACAACATAGGTTCAATTAGACCTTTCTTTTATTTAACAAAGATGACGGGAAATAAAAAAGATGTAGCCTTGTTTAGAGAGGTGTATAAAACAAACTCAAAGAGTAGATTAAAAACTTTTTCCTCTAAGTTAAAGACAACAGACCAATCAGCTACAAGAGATAATTTAAGAACAGTTGTTTTATATACTCCACTTAAAAGCATTAGTAGTCCTACAACAAGTCCATATCTTTTAAGAAATTTATCTTCTATTACTCCTCCATTTGACGAGGTACAAGATATCAGGTATAATGCTCCTCATATAAAAATTGGAGCAGACTCAGGTCTATTAAAAAGTATTAGTTTTAATGCTCAGGATTTTCCAGGTTTAAGAACTGCTTTGTGGGCTGACTCCCTTGTAGATTCAGCAGAGGTCTTATTAAAGTACAGATATTCTGCTAATGTTACTACAATTGGTAACAATGTATTTTTCAAGGGTGGCTTCTTTACTGTACCAGCGAACCCACTTGGTATTGATAAGGACACTTTTGATCCTGGTATCGTTGGGTATTACGCTATTCAGAATGTAACCGACAGTGTTTCGATTGGTAGTTATGAAACAACTTTAGCAGGAACTTGGGTATTCAACCCAGCATCTCAAAAAGGTAAGTCTGGTACTGATGTAACACAACAAAACGTAGAAGATTTAATTCCACCAATTGGATTAAAGCTCAGCGTAGTACAATACTTGGAAGACTTATTTAGCTTAGATGCTTCTGTACTGTTGTCCAATGGACTTAATAGTGACTTTAGCCCCTCGGCAAAGACCAACGCTGATCAGCCACCTCAAAACGATCTATATAAAGATATTAAGGAGCCAATTTAGTGACTAACATACCAAGCGCTAATAATGATTCTACAACTAAAGAACTTTATAATAGTAGAGTTTTGTATGATTATCTTTATGACCAGACCGACAGACAGTTCGATCTTTGGTATGATACACCTTTATATGGTAAGGTTGATGAGTTAGGAAGAGTTGTTTATCCAAAGGAATCTTTCTTAGAGATTGTAAGTAAAGATTCAGATGAAAACACTGTATTGTGTTTAAATTATGTCTCACAAGCATTTAAGAAAATGAGATTACATTATGAGACTCTTTATTTAGATGGTTATATTGATACCAAATCAGATTTCTTTCAAAGAACCTTACAACCAATTAAAGGCTGGAATAGCCCAACATTAAAATATCAGGACAATCAGCAATCTTTATATGAAAGTTTTTTTAATGATAGACTTGAAAATGTTTTAGAAACAGAAGACGTTAAAGATTTTAATTCTTTTATACTTTTATTATTACAATATATTAGAGATACAAAGCAACCATTTACTAGAGTTGGTTTTCACGAGTCAAATAGAACTACCGTTAATAATAGTGGTATGGCTATAGAAATCTACGAAGGAGAATATGGAGACGACTCTCTAGCTTTTGAATTTGTAAATGATAATAACTTTGAAGTTTTTCAAGAACTATGCGGTAGATATGGATTTAGAATAGATAGAAACTCACCGTGGAGAATAGTATCAAACTTTAAAAGTAAAAAGTCAGAACCTTTTGTTAAAGAGCAAATTACTGATGAGAATAGAGTTATAACAACACAAGAATTTTTTGAAACATTTTATGAAAGACTAGACCTTACAAAATACTTCGAAGAATTTTATAATGAATTATTTGTATTTTATACTACATTTGTACAAGCTTATCCTCGATATAAAGAAAATAGAACTGCTAGATCAAACTGTATTAATGCTTTTTATACATACAAAGATAGAGAACTTCCAAAGTTAAGAGAGACAAGTATCGCTACACCAGCTTACTATAACCAGACAGAAACTACTATAGGCTTATATTATGATTTTAGATTGGCTGAGTCCGGTTTGACTGTTTCTCAAAAGAGAAGAGGCTTTCATATCAAAAATGCTTTAACAATTTACAAAAGCCTTCGAAGTAAAAATAATCAAAAAGCTCTATCTAAAGCTCTTGATTACATTCAATACAACTTGGGAACGACTGCCTATAGAGACGTTACCCTCAACGAAAACAACTTGACAAGATTTGACGAAGGTGTTATGATGTCCCCACAAGATCAGTTCGACAAGAGGACTGGTGAGGACAACAGATATTTAAATGATTTTTCAGATTCTTGATAACAAGATTGAGTGTGTCGGCTACTATAGTGACGGCAAAATCTACAAAGAAGATGTTGGACATGGCTTTACCCAGACTTGGGATAGCTCTCCTAACTTTATGTCTGAGAGTGTAGATTATGCTAAACTCTATGCCGGGGTGGATGACATAGATGATGTCCCACTACCCGACCACCTCCACTCTAGGTGGGAGTACTCCACCAAGCGAATGAAGTCGTTTATCAAGTCATTGGGTAAGGCTAAGGTCAGCTTAGACGACCACTGCTTCTATGACCTAGTTCCAGACAAGTTCCTCACAGACTTCTATGAGGACAAGACTGAGATTACAAAGTTTGTGTTTGAAAACTTTAGTAAGCCTGCTAACTATTCTTTCTTAAAAGAAGTTAACTTGCTTCTAACCAAGATCTCTGGTCAAAAGCTAATCATTGATAAAAGCAAGCTGAATCAGCGATTTATGAAGAAGACTGACTTTGTTGCCGTTCAAAAGTTCTTAAACAGCAGCGACAAAATCAGCTACAACATCTTTAAGTCCAAGACGGGTCGCCTCTCTACTCAGAAAAATAGCTTTCCAATCTTGGCTTTTGATAAGAGATTCCGTCAGATTTTGAAGCCACATAACCACTGGTTCTTAGAGCTAGACTTCAATGCGAATGAACTTCGTGTTCTACAGGCTCTAAACGGTGTAGAACAGCCGAAAGAAGACATCCACGAGTGGAACATCAAGAATGTTTTTAGAGGGCTAGGAACCCGAGCAGAAGCGAAGAAACGGGCTTTTGCTTGGCTCTACAATCCCAACTCTGAAGATCACCTAATGTCTAGATTTTACAATAAAGATAAGATTTTGTCAACCTACTACAAGGATGGTATCATCACTACACCTTTTGATCGTAAGATTCCTAGCGATGATTTTCATGCTCTAAACTACCTAATTCAGAGCACAGCTTCAGATGTGTGCTTAACTCAAGCAATCAAGTTAGATAAGCTACTAAACAACAGGAAAAGCTACATTACAGCAGTGATTCATGATTCGGTTTTAATAGATTATAATGAGGAAGACAGAGACCTTTTGAAAGACCTTGTAGAGACTTACGGCAACACTAGTCTTGGAGAGTTTAAGGTTAACATCGCTGCTGGTGTGAACTACGGAGAAATGAAAGAATTATGCAGGTAATCGGAATCGGAACAGGTGGTAGTCAGATTGCCACTGAGTTAGCCCAGCATGAAGCTTATGATGTCATGGTGATTGACACCAGCTTTAAAGAACAATTAAATAATGTCGAGCAAATTTTAATTGATAGTCAAGAAACAATCAAGGATTACGAAGAGAAAACAAGTCTTGACATTAGTAAGAAAGTGGGGCATAATGTTGTTCATGTGTTCTTGTTCGGAGGTGGTAAGACTACCGGAGCAACACTTAGAATCTTAGAGAGGATCAAAGATAAAAAAATTACTATCCACTATGTTAGACCAGAAAAGAACTTTCTATCTAACAAGCAAAAGTTAAGAGAGCGAATGACTTGTGGTATACTACAAGAGTTATCTCGCTCAGGAGTGTTTAGTAAAATTTATCTTTATGATGCCTTAGAGGTTCTAAAAGGGGCAGAAGTCAACTTCTTACAGAAAAAAGACTATGTTGCCAGTACAATAGCAGGAATGTTTCACATGACCAATTACATTAAAAACACAGAAGGCTTATTCTCAAATGTAGAAGAGCCATCGGAAGTCAACAGAATCTCTAGCTTTGGCATGGTAAACCCTGAGAATGGAGAAGAGATGTTACACTTTCCTCTTGACAGCATCCGAGAAAAGTGTTACTATTTCGTTATGAGCAAGAAGGCACTGGAGACACCCGGTGTCGTCGAAAAAATAAATAATCAAATTCAAGAAAATAATGAACAAGCTTCTTTCAAAATTATTGATTCAGAATGGTCTGATAATCATGTTTATGTAGAAGCATTTACAAATGTTGTTCAAACAACCCAAAATAAAACGGAGGAATAAATGGGTATTGATCTTAAGAAAATGCGACAAAAGCTAGCCGACCTACACAACAAGGGCGGTAATAGTGGTGGAGCTAAATTTTGGAAGCCATCTGAAGGCGAGAATGTTATTCGTATTCTACCATCACCAGATGGCGATCCCTTTAAACACTTTCACTTTCACTACAATGTAGGTGAGAAAGCTGGATTCCTATGTCCAAAGAAGAACTTTGGCGATGATTGTCCGGTTTGCGACTTTGTTTCAAAGCTTTATAATGATGGTGATGATGAGTCACGACAACTAGCTCGTAAGCTTGTAGCAAAGAGCCGATTCTTTTCACCAGTTTTGGTTCGTGGTGAAGAGGCTGAAGGTGTTAAGGTTTGGGGTTACAGCAAGACTGTTTATGAGAACTTGCTACAACTAGTACTAAATCCTGATTACGGTGATATTACTGATGCTCACAATGGTACTGACTTGGTTCTAACTTATGGTAAGGCTCCAGGTGCGATGTTCCCATCAACCAATATTACTGCTCGCCGTAAGACATCTGCTCTAGTTCCAGATGCCGATCAGATGAGTGAACTACTCGACAATGAAGTAGATTTTGACAAGCTCTTTGAGGTTAAGTCAAAGGATGATGTTTCTGCTATCCTAGATAAGTTCCTACTCGGTGAAGATGGAGATGATTCTGATGGAGTTGTTGTTAGCGACAAGTCTAGTGGCTCATCCGTAGATGATGCCTTCAAGGATCTACTCGCTAGTTAATTGTTTGGTAGGGGGAGCGAAAGCTCCCCCTCCGTTATTATGGAGAAAAAATGGCAAAAGCAGCAACTGGTCGGTTAAACATAGCCGACATGAAAAAATTAATTAATAAGAAAGCAGGAATGGATGTTGCCTTTTCTCTATCTGATGATAATCCAACAGAAGTAAACCAGTTTATTCCAACTGGCTGTAAATGGCTTGACGGGATTATCAAACGAGGAGATTGGGGTGGTATTCCTGTAGGCAAGGTAAGTGAGATTGCTGGCTTGGAAGCAACTGGTAAATCTTACATGGCGGCACAAGTAGCCGGTAATGCTCAACGAATGGGCATTGATGTAATCTACTTTGATTCAGAGAACTCTATTGATCCAGAGTTTTTAGCTAATGCTGGCTGCGATATTGAGAAATTGCTTTATGTTCAAGCTAGTTCAGTAGAGTTTGTCTTAGAGACAATTGAGAGTCTACTTGCGAACAATGATAGTCAAATGCTATTCATTTGGGATTCTATGGCTCTAACACCATCAGTCTCAGACATTGAGTCTGACTTTAACCCATTATCAACAATGGCTGTAAAGCCTCGTATTCTATCAAAGGGAATGTCGAAGTTGATTCAGCCTATTGCTAACACAAAGTCAACTCTATTGATTCTAAATCAGCTAAAGACAAACATTACTCGTACACCAGCAGAAGCCCTTACTACACCTTACTTTACTCCCGGTGGTAAAGCCCTAGCTTACTCCTACTCTTTAAGGATTTGGCTAACTGCTCGTAAGGGAAAGTCATCTTTTATCTTTGATGATAAGGGATTTAGAATTGGTACAGAAGTAAAAGCTAAGATTGAGAAGTCTCGCTTTGGAACTCAAGGTCGTCAGTGTGCTTTTAAGATTCTATGGGCTGGCGATGAAGTCAAGATTATGGATAAGGAAAGCTGGTTTGAAGCAATTAAGTCTTCAGAAAAACTAACTAATGCTGGAGCTTGGTTTACCTTACACTATGAAGATGGAACACACGATAAGTTTCAATCAAAGCAGTGGCTTGAAAAACTTGAAGAACAAAAGTTTCATGATAGAGTAGTAGAGTTACTAGAAGAAGAAGTCGTCATGAAGTTTGATAAAAGGATAGGCGATTCAACTGATTTTTACGAAGATAAGGAGAATGATAAGTGAATCAAAAAAAGAAAGAACATAAGTCAAATAAAAAGGTAACACGACAAGGCAACGGAACCTTTACTAAAAAGTTTCATAACAAGCGAGTAAAGGGCTACAAGAAACCCTATAGAGGTCAAGGAAGGTAGAAACAACTTGACTTCTCCTCCGACCCCTGGTAGAATGTGATCTCTACCAGGGGTTATTTTATGGAACGAATTATGATCGTAGACATGTTAAACATGTACTACAGAGCTTACATTGTGGATCCTTCACTATCTTCTAACGGTCAGCCGATTGGAGGAATCAAGGGATCACTAAAGATTCTACAAAAATTATGTAGAGAAATCAAACCCACACAAGTTTACATTTGCTGGGATGGTCGTGAGGGATCATCAAAGCGACGAAAGATTAACAAAGGCTACAAGGAAGGGCGAAAGCCTATCAGATTAAACAGGGCTGTTAAGAACCTAACAGAACAACAAGAAGCCCAAAATAAAATTTGGCAGATGATTCGCTTGGCTGAATACTTCAACCAGCTACCAGTTTGCCAGATTAACATTGATTACTCAGAAGCGGACGACATTATTGGAGCTTTGGTAGCTCGTTTTAAGGGCAAGGAAAAAGTTATTGTCTCAAGTGATAAAGACTACTTCCAACTCCTAGACGACTCTACAGTTCTTTATCGTCCAACACAAAAACAGATTTTAAACAAGAATAACATTATTGAAGAGTACAAGATTCACCCATCAAACTTCGCAGTTGCGAGAGCTATTGTTGGAGATAAGAGTGATAACCTACCCGGTGTAAAAGGTGTAGGTCTTAAGACTGTGGCGAAAAGAATGCCCTTTTTGCTTGAGCAAGAAGATTGCCTCTTGAAAGATGTGTTTGACTCTGCTATAGTGGAGGACCGATTCTGGGATAAGATAACTGAGAGTCAGTCTCTCATTGAAGAGAACTATCAAGTGATGAACCTATCAACGATTAACTTATCACCACAGAATAGTAGAGTTATCAAAGAGTCGGTAGAGAACTACCCATTAGAGTTCGCAAGAACAGAGTTTATCAAGATGATGATGAAGGATGGCTTTGCTGAATTAAATTGGGACGATCTCTATACATCCATGAACCGCATAAGGATTGCTAATGCTAAATAAAGATTTTTCAAAATTTGGAAAACACTTTCAGGAAAACCTAGTCCAGATTATGTTTGAGGATAGAGCCTTTTGCGATCAGGTCGGTGAGGTTTTTAAGGTTGAATTTTTGGAACAAAAATACCTACAACAGTTCGTTGAGAAACTGTTTGATTACAAAGAAAAGTACCAAACTCATCCATCTTCACAGGCTATCGCAACGATTCTAAGAACAGAACTGGATGAAAGCAACCAAGTCCTAACCAAACAAGTTAGAGACTTTTTTGCTAGAATTCATGCTAATCCATCCGTTGAGGATGAGGATTATGTTAAACACACTTCTTTGGACTTTTGCCGCAAGCAGAAGCTCAAAGAAGCTCTAATGAAATCAGCCAACTTGTTACAGAAAGCTTCATTTGACGAGATCTCAGTTCTCATCAACGAAGCTCTAAAGCTTGGCTCGGACAACTCCTATGGCTACGATTACAAGCTAGATTTTGAGAAACGATTTGTTCTTAAACAAAGAAGTCCAGTTACAACAGGCTGGGACCTTATTGATAAGATTAGCAAAGGTGGCTTGGGAGCAGGAGAGCTTGGTGTTGTTATTGCTCCAACAGGAGCAGGTAAATCAATGGCTTTGGTTCACTTGGGAACTCAGGGACTTATCAACGGTAAGACAGTAGTTCACTTTACACTAGAGCTAGCAGACACAGTTGTAGCTTCTCGTTATGACTCGTGTATGACCGGCATTCATCTAAAAGATCTTTACCATCGTAAGGAAGAAATCTATGATGAGGTCAAAGAAGTAAAGGGCAATGTAATTGTTAAAGAGTATCCAACTAAATCAGCATCAGTTACAACTCTACGAAACCATCTATCAAAGTTACAGAATCGTGGAATTGATGTTGGAATGATTATCGTAGATTATGCTGATTTGTTGAAGCCAACAGGCAACTACAAAGAAAAAAGAATTGAACTTGAATCAATTTACGAAAATTTAAGGGGATTGTCACAAGAGTTTCAATGCCCTATTTGGACCGCTTCACAGACAAATCGTGGAGGGTTGAATGCTGAAGTTATCACAATGGAGAGTATTTCTGAAGCTTTCAATAAATGTTTTGTTGCGGACTTCATATTTACACTATCTCGGACTATTGAAGACAAGAATGTCAATGCGGCGAGAATGTTTGTAGCTAAAAATAGAAATGGACCAGACGGACTAGTCTACCCAATGAAGATGGACACTTCCAATGTTTTGTTGGAAGTCTTAGAGCCGGATGGTAGTTCCATTCAAGAGATTAACAAGGATGCCGCAAAAAATCAAAAGCAGAGATTAGCAGACATTTACAAAAAATTTAAAAAGGAGAACAATTAATGCAGATAGCATCAGAAATTTTATCAGACATTACAGTACACATGAAGTATGCAAAGTATATTCCTGAAAAGCAAAGAAGGGAAAGCTGGGTAGAACTTTGTATTCGCAATAGGGATATGCATATTAAGAAGTATCCAGACTTAAAAGAAGAAATTACTAAAGTCTATGACAACTATGTCATAACTAAAAAGATTCTACCTTCAATGAGGTCAATGCAATTTGCAGGCAAGCCAATTGAAGTTGCCCCAAACCGTGTATATAATTGTGCTTATATGCCGATAGATCACCCTGATGCTTTCGCAGAATGTATGTTCCTCCTATTAGGTGGAACTGGTGTTGGCTTTTCAGTTCAATCTCACCATGTTGAAAAGCTACCAGAAATTCGTAAACCAAACTCAAAGCGAACCCGTCGCTTCTTAATCTCAGATTCTATTGAAGGTTGGGCTGATGCTGTAAAGGCTCTTGTTTACTCTTACTTTAAGGGAACATCAAAACTTCGTTTTGATTTCAGCGACATTCGTCCAAAGGGAGCCCGTCTTGTAACTTCAGGTGGTAAAGCCCCAGGACCACAGCCCCTTCGTGAGTGTTTGGTAAAGGTTGAGGGTATTTTAGCAGAGAAGGTAGATGGCGATAAGCTTGAGCCAATCGAAGTTCACGACATGGTTTGTCATATTGCTGATGCTGTTTTGGCTGGTGGTATTCGCAGAGCCGCTCTTATCTCGCTCTTCTCAGCAGATGATGATGAAATGATTGCAGCAAAATCAGGATCTTGGTGGGAAGCAAACCCACAGCGAGGTCGAGCTAATAACTCCGCAGTAATTCTACGACACAAAGTTGATAAAGAATACTTTATGTCTCTTTGGGATCGTATCAAGAAATCAGGTTCAGGCGAACCCGGCATCTACCTATCAAATGATAAGGATTGGGGAACCAACCCTTGTTGTGAGATTGCCCTTCGTCCTTACCAGTTTTGCAATCTAACTGAGGTAAATGCTTCAGATTTAGACAGTCAGGAAGAGTACGAAGCCCGTGTTAAGGCAGCAGCCTTTCTAGGGACACTACAAGCCGGTTACACGGACTTTCACTATCTCCGTGATGTATGGAGGCGAAACACTGAAAAGGATGCTTTAATCGGTGTCTCAATGACTGGTATTGGTTCTGGTGTTGTTCTTGATCTAGACATGGAAGCAGGAGCCAAGGCAGTTAAAGTGGAGAATAGTCGAGTTGCTAAACTTATTGGTATTCGTGAGGCAGCAAGAACTACTTGTGTAAAACCAGCAGGTACTACCTCCCTAACACTAGGTACTTCCTCTGGTATTCATGCTTGGCATAATGATTACTACATTCGTCGCATTCGTGTCGGTAAGAATGAAGCAATTTACAACTACTTACAGTTGGCACACCCAGAATTGATTGAAGATGAATACTTTCGACCCCACGACACTGCTGTTATCTCTATTCCACAAAAGGCTCCAGAAGGAGCAATTTACCGAACAGAATCAGCCATGTCCATGCTCAAGCGAGTGGCAAAGGTCTCAAACGAGTGGGTTAGGAAAGGTCATAGAAAAGGTCAAAACACTCATAATGTTTCCGCTACCGTAAGCATCCGTGAGCATGAGTGGGCAGATGTTGGAGAGTGGATGTGGGAAAACCGCGATGTTTACAATGGTCTTTCAGTTTTACCTTATGCTGGCGGTAATTACCAACAAGCACCATTTGAGGATTGCTCCAAGGAAACTTATGAGGTTATGCTTCAGTCCTTGACTAAAGTTGATCTAAATAATGTTTACGAAGCAGAGGACAACACTGATTTATCAGGCGAACTTGCTTGTGCTGGCGGTGCTTGCGAAGTAGTTTAGCCGCTTTACGGCATCTAAGTAGATGGAAGGCATGGGGTTTTTTATCCTGTGCCTTTCTATTTATTTTATCAACTGAGAGTAAATAAATGGCTTCATCAGGATTTTCTTATAAACCACGAAAAAACATAACTATTGGCGAACCCGGTTCAGCACAGCAAACTTCTTTTGGCGAGTTAAGAGTTGAAACTTTAACTCCATCGGCTCAAGCAGATTTTGTTTACACAATTAACGAGAAGATTGTTACACCAATTAGGTATGCTGGCGGCGGTGTTTATCAAGAAGATGGCTATGCTGTTGTAACAAGTTCAACAAACGCAAATGGTTCTGGTGGAGTTCAACTCCGCAGAGGTCTAAAATACTCAGCAGGTCAAGGTTCTTTATTCAGAGGAACCGCTCTTTTCGACACACCAGTAGATGGCAACATTCAACTTATTGGTGTTGGTAATGGTGAGTGTGGTTACTTTTTTGGTTATCTCAACGAAAACTTTGCCATTTTACACCAAGACACTTCCAAGAGAGAGATTAGAAAATTTACTATTACAACAGGAGCCGGAACTGGCGATGTTACTGTAACTCTTGATGGCGACACTATTGATGTTCCCGTAACTGGCAACAACGACACAACTCAAACTGCTTACCAACTTTCCCTTGCCGACTACACAAATGTAGGCGATGGATGGCAAGTTGATGTTATTGGGTCAGATTTGTTTTTCCTTTCTGCTCGTGCTGGTCCTTACGGCGGCTCTTATTCATTAGCGGGCGCTTCAATCGTAGCAACACCATCACAGGTTTCCGAAGGTGTTGCTCCTTCATCAGATGTTTATCTTCAATCTGCTTGGAACTATGATAAGATGGATGGAACAGGTCCAAGCGGCATGACTCTAAACCCACAAAAAGGGAATGTCTTCCAGATTGGTTTTCAATACTTAGGTCAAGGTAATGCCTTCTTCTCTATCGAAGATGAAAAGACAGGTAGAACAGTTCCAGTTCACCAAATTAGAAATGCGAACAATAGAACTACACCAGTTCTAAGAAACCCAAATGTAAATGGTTTAGTTGCCTCTACCAACACAACTGCCACAACAAGTGTCGAAGTTCGTTGTGCTTCTATGGCAACCTTTACAGAGGGTGTTTTTACACCATTAGACCCAAAGTTTGCTCATGTAAGAACTTTTGATTCAGCGGACACTTCTGGTGTTTTCAAAGGTCTTATTGCTCTAAAAGTAAATCGTGTTTTCCATAATCAAGCATGTTTTGGTGAGTTGGACCTTTTAAGTGTTAGTGCTACTAATGCTGCTGGTTCAACAACACCAAAACCATTCACTATCGGCATTTTCACTGGTGTTGAAATAACTGGCGATGTAAACTTTATTGAGGTCAATGGTGGTTCAAGCACAGTTTCCTATGCCGACTTAGGAACTGCTGGCGGTACTGGTTTGGCGATTTCTCAAAATGAACCAATATTCACTTTTGGTGTTAATGGCGGTGGATCAAACACAATCGATTTGGCGAACTTAGAAATTGTTACCACCGCTGGTGAAGTCCTTGTTATCGGTTTCAGGGCTGATGATGCTGTTACCGACAACACTGTGAGTGTAAACTGGTTTGAACAACAATAGAAAACTATTTAACTTACGAGGAATAAAACATGTCCGATGATAGAAAACAATTTAGTTCAACACTAAACACAGCAGTAGAATTTACAGAACTAAAAGGATCGCTCAAAAGAATTGAAGATGTTATTATGACAATCAAAGAAAAGAATGAAGAAATGGCAGAAGACATTACTAAAATCAAAGAAGCGATCTACAACCCAGATCAAGGTATTTACTCTCGTCTAAAAGAACTTGAGAACTGGAAAGCAAGTGTCTCAAGGATTATGTGGTTGTTGGCAACAGGAGCCCTCGGCTCAATTGGTGCGGCAATCTGGCAAATATTAAAAAACACATAAGGATATAAAATGTTATTGAAGAAAGGATCATCAGGTCATCAAGTCGTTGAATTACAAGAAGGACTTGAGGCAGTAGGCTATGAATTAGGTTCATGCGACGGAGCATTTGGACCAGCCACAGAAAGGGCTGTAAAAGCCTTTCAAAGCGATCAAGGACTAACAGTCGATGGTCTTGCCGGTAGAGGAACTATCGGGGCTCTAAACAAGCTTCTAGAGGCAAAGGGGCATGATTTAGTCGGTGAAGATGATCAAAGCGAAGAATTAGTTCCACCAACAGAAAAACTAAGTTGGGTAAAATGCCCAGCAGATAAGTTCCCAGGAAGAGATGGATATACCCGTGTTACACTCCGGTCAGATGCTGGTGAAGCATATAATGCTCTTTACGAAGAAGTTCACTCACTTGGTGGCATTATTACATCAGCAGGTGGTAGAAGAGGTCTTGCTTCTAAAGCAGGAGCCGCCCGTTCCAAAAAATCAATGCATTACACAGGTTTAGCATTCGACATGGCTCTCCCAACAGGCATGAAAGATCCAGCAGTTGATCCCTATGTGATTGAAGACATTGGTGGAAGACGATGGAGAGTTTGGATGCGATGCGAAGAGGGCGAGGAAAAGACCATTGAAGGTTCTTATATCACTCGTAAAGCAGGTAAAACAATTATCCACAAAAAAGAAGTCACGGATAAGTTTGTTGATTTCACAGCCCTCGCCTTAAAGCATGGATTCCATTCAATTAGAGCCCGTAGATCATTCTTTACAGGTGGTTCTTATGGTGGAGCAGAATGGTGGCATTTCCAATACGAACGAGCCCTTACCCCAGGTGTCTCAAAGTTTGGCGAGGAACTACTAAAAGTTTACCCACTCTCCAAATGTCAGCAATTTGTTTACTGGAATGAAGCAAAAGACTGCATATTCGGCAAGAACTGGTTTTAGGACTTGACATAGACCAGAAGATCGCCTATAATGTTCAGGCGAGGTCAAGATGAAAAAGTTTCAAATTGTTTTATCAACATTGGATTACGGACAAACAAAGATTCGTAATGTAAAGAAAAATACTTTTGCTGAGGCAGCATCAGAAGCAAACATTCTCCGTAGTACGGAGTGGGAAAGGACAGGTCTAGAATGGCAAATCGTGACCATTTATGATATGGACTATGAGTTTGATGCTGGAAAGCAAGTAACTTGATCTCACAAGACCGCCAAGGGGGTGATTTTCCACAGGTCGAGGTCAACCCGCAGGAAGGCATGGGGTAAAAGATGCCTTACTTTTCACTAGTTATGGTATAGAATGGATACTTTGGTATTATCGTCTGCTTATCAACCAATGCATCATGTAAGATGGCAAGATGCTATCTCTATGTGGTTTGCTGGAAG